TATTTCAAAGGCCGATTATGAATAACACGGTTGTTATCCCCGCCCCGCGACCGGCAGACGCTGCCGAGCCGCCGGTAAAGAATACGTTTTTCTGGCCTGACGTTGACCTGCAGCAGCTGCGCGATTCGCTGCGCTATGAGGGAACGGTCACGGCGCAGCGCCTGCGCCTGGCCGTGAAGACGGCGATTTCAGAAGTTAATGCCGAGCTGTATGACTGGCGCGCCGCGCAGATGGCGGCGGGCTTTAAGGTGCTGGCCGACGTGCCTACAGAAGCGCTCGACGGTGAGAGCGAAAAGGTTACGGCCTACCTTGCCGCCGTCAGCGCGCTGACCGCCGCCACCATCGTTGAGCGCTATCGCGGCTATGACGCCAGCGGCACGAAAAAGGCGGGCGAAATCGAGGCGAGCGCCGACGAGTACTGGCGCGACGCGCGATTCAGTATCAGCCGCATCGCCGGTAAGCCTGGATGCATTGTGGATCTGCTCTGATGAACATTTACGCACAGCAGGGCGATACCGTTGACGAAATCTGCCAGCGCTATTACGGGCGAACCGGGCAGGCCGTCGAGCTGGTTTACGCGGCTAATCCGGGCCTTGCCGAAAGCGGGCCGGTGCTGCCGCACGGCTGCGAGGTGACGCTGCCCGATCTGCCGGAATCTTCAGCAGGTGAAACCGTCAACCTGTGGGACTAAAAATGGAAAAAATCAGCTCTGCGATCAACTACCTGATTGGCCTCATCCTGATGTGGTTCGGCCGTCATACGCCGCAGGATATCGCCTTTATGGTCGGTTCCGGCGTAGCCGTTATCACGCTTGTTATTAACGTGGCGACGTTCTTTATCAACTGGCATTACCGCCGCAAAACCTACGAGCTGCAGCGCCTGAGGGGGGTGAACCTTGAGCAAGAACGTTAAACGCTGCGCCGTGGTGGCCGTTCTGGCGATTGCTGCGCTGCTGCCACAGTTTAAAACCCTGAAAACGTCCGAGGCCGGGCTTGCGCTCATCGCCAACGCCGAGGGGTGCCGCACCTCGCCCTATCAGTGCAGTGCCGGAGTCTGGACGAACGGCATCGGTCACACAGAGGGCGTAACGCCGCAAAGCCAGGTCAGCGAGCGGCAGGTGGCGGTTAATCTGGTTTATGACGTGATGCGCGTGGAGCGCGGGATCGATGCCTGTATCTCGGCTGAGATGCCGCAGCCGGTCTATGACACGGCCGTTTCATTCGCCTTTAACGTCGGCGTGCGCGCGGCCTGCAGCTCCACCTTTGCCCGTTACATCAGGCTGCAGCACTGGCTCGATGCCTGTAACGAGCTGCGGCGCTGGGTGTTCGTTAAGGGCGTGAGAAATCACGGACTGGAAAACCGGCGCGCGAATGAGACAGCCTACTGCCTGCGGGGGGTGTCATGACCCGCCTGATAGCTCTGCTTCTGGCCGTGGCTCTGCTGGCGCTGGGCGTGACCGGCTGGCAGTGGAAAGTCGCAAAAGACGACCTGACCAGCGCACAGCGCATTATCGGCACGCTTTCAGCCGGTATCGAGAGCCGCGACAAAGCGATAGCCCGTCTGGATGCCGATGCGAGGGCCAGCCAGAAGCGCGAGGCCGAGCTGCGGCTGATGCAGGGGCGCGCCAGCACGGCCGCGCTTAACCGTGAAATGACAATACAGAGAGAAACCGATGCTAATCCGATACTGCGTGACTGGTCTGCTACTGCTCTGCCTGACGATGTTATCCGGCTGCACGCCCGCCCGGCCTTTGCCAGCGCCAGAGATTATCTGGACTGGGTGTCCGCGCGTGACAAGCTGCCCGGTGCCGGGAAACAGCCTTAAAACAGCGGGCGATCTGGCGGCCGATAATCGCCAGCTTGAGGCCGCGCTCGCCGCCTGCGGGCTGCAGGTCGAAATCATCAAAGACTGCCAGGAACAACACGATGCTGAAACCTCAACAACTGCGCCAGGCGCTGACCGACAGCGTGCCGGAGCTGCAGCGAAACCCTGATGTGCTGAACGTGTTTATCGACAGCGGGCGCATCGTCTCGACACTTGCCAGCTCGCTGTCGTTTGAATACCAGTACCGGCTTAACATGGTCATAACCGATTATACCGGTAACATCGACCTGCTGATCGTGCCGCTGCTGGCATGGCTGCGCACGAATGAACCCGACATTATGGCAACCGAAGAAAAGCGCCGCACGGGCTTTACCTTCCAGGCGGATGTGATCAGCGACACGGCCAGCGATATCAGCATTGAGCTGCAGCTGAGCGAGCGCGTGGTCGTGGAGCGGGCCGACGACGGGCTGCACGTGACCCACGTCGGCGAGAACCCGCTGCCGGAGAATGACGCCCGGCCAATGCAGCTGTATGTTCACGGCGAACTGGTCAGCGAGTGGCAGACATGAGTGAGCTACAGCTGGTAAACGACCGGCTGGAGGCGCTTATCAGTAGCCTGTCAGCCCCGGCGCGTAAAGACATGGCGCGCAATATCGCGAAGAAGCTGCGCGCGAGTCAGCAGCAAAACATCAAGCGCCAGCAGGCACCAGACGGCACGCCATTTAAAGCCCGTAAAACGCAGCCGGTGCGCAGCAAAAAGGGCCGCATAAAGCGCGAGATGTTCGCAAAGCTGCGCACTGCTAAGTACATGAAGACGCAGGCCAGCCCTAATGAGGCCGCAATCGAGTTTGCGGAGAACGTGCAGCGCATGGCGCGCGTGCATCATTACGGGCTTAGAGATAAACCATCTCGGAGAGGTACAGAGGTATTATATGAATCGCGCCCATTATTAGGACTAGCCTATAATGAATTAGATATATTAGAAGAATGTATTAAAGAATTTATAATTAAAAGATGAACCCGAAGTACATCAATGAACTTCGGGTATTTATCATCTCGCTTTGCTCACGCAGTCCCCTATGCGAACATTCACAACTCTTTTCCTCCTTTTATCGCCGGGAATCGTAGTTGTAACTTCTTGAGGGCCTAATCCTGCAATAGCCCCTATAAGGGTCATGGTATTTGATTTTGATATTTTTTTTATTTCGGTTCGACCCGGCTCTGAATCAAAATCAACAGAGATCACTGTTGTCATTTTTTCTTGGACATGAGTTGCAGAAACTTTTGCTAGAACCTCTTCTAGATACCCTAAAGATTCATTATTTTCAGGATCAATGATCTCATCACCAATTCGAAATATTGTAAATATGTCTCCGGCTTTAACTCCGTCCCTTGAACCTTTGTTTATAACTAACGCATAATCATCTTTTACCAAGGCTACCTTAGCAAAACTTGAAGTTGTCACTTAGCACCTCCTAATTCATCAATAATGCCAAACGGTATTACTGGGCGAATAATTATTTTATTCATTGACTGAGAGTTAAATAATTCAGCGGTAGTAATTACAGTATCCAAAAGAACTGTAATTTTAATCTGAGTCATTTTTTCTTGCATGTGGAACACATAGCCAACAAAAGCAAAAACTTCGACCTCATCATTTACTAGATACCCCCCAACGATGCAATTTGGAGTAAATAAAGGGTTTGGTCTTATTAATAAAATGCTTTGATCGGATTGCATTTTAATAGGGTGCTCATACACCCTTGGCTTTTGGTTTTTTTCTCTCGCTAAGTCTATAGCTAGTTTAATTAGAACCGAAGAAATTGAGAGAAAAATTAAGCATAAAAATAGGAACCATTTTGTTGAGATTAAAGAGTTAACATTTATAAACAAGGTGGCAATTGCCGATAAAAATCCAGCAGCACCTATAAAAATAGCAATGCTACTAAAGGAAAAAACTTTATCCCTTATCAATTACTTTGCTCCCATCATGAATAGTGATTCCGCTACAACTTAGTTTGTATCACGCGTCTATTAACTTCAAGTGTTAATTTATTGATCGACCCTATCCCTACTCTGTTTGGTGATTGACTGCCAAACAATAGAGTTTCGCGATTTAAGGCTGGTTTATAGAAAATTCATTCATGAATGAACAATTATCTGAAATTCTGCGCCTGCTGCGCAACCTGATCCGCATCGGAACCGTGTCGGCCGTCAACCTTGATGACGGGTTATGCCGCGTGGATACAGGTAATAACACAACTGGCTGGCTGCACTGGCTGAGCGCCCGCGCGGGTAAAACCCGTTCCTGGAGTGCGCCGTCAGTAGGTGAGCAGGTGCTTGTTCTGTGCCTCGGCGGAGAACTCGATACTGGCTTTGTGCTGCCAGGTATTTTCTCCGATGACAATCCGGCTCCGTCTGCCTCGGCCGATGCGCTGCACTGGTCATTTCCTGACGGCGCGGTGATCGAGTACGAGCCGGAAACTGGCGCGCTGACTGCAATCGGCATACAGACGGCAACCATCAAAGCGGCGGTAAAAATCCTGTTTGACTCGCCGGAAGTGGAATGCACAACGCTGCTCAAAACAGCACAACTGGAAGTCACTAAGGGCGGCACGATGAAAGGCGACATGACGCATACCGGCGGCAACTTTTCCTCAAACGGCAAGGTGCTGCATTCGCATATCCATCCGGGCGACAGCGGCGGCAAGACGGGGGCACCAGTATGACAACCGCAAAATATACCGGCATGAACCGGGAAACCGGCGAAACGCTGACCGACCTCGATCACATCCGGCAGTCGGTGCGGGACATTCTTCTGACCCCGCTAGGCTCCAGGGTGATGCGTCGCCAGTACGGTTCGCTTTTATCCGCCCTGATTGACCAGCCGCAAAACGAGACGCTACGTCTGCAGATTATGTCGGCCTGCTATCTGGCGATCCTGAAGTGGGAGCCGCGCGTAAAGCTGACCGCCATCAGCTTTGAGTCGGATATCAACGGCGCAATGGTGGTTGAGCTGTCCGGCAACCGTACTGATAACACGAACCCTTTTTCCTTAACCGTTCCTGTGAGCTGAGACTATGGCAACTATCGATCTGAGCCAGCTGCCCGCGCCTGACGTGGTGGAGTCGCTGGACTATGAAACCCTGCTGGCCGAGCGAAAGGCGACGCTGATTTCCCTTTACCCTGCTGACCAGCAGGAGGCCGTCGCCCGCACGCTAACGCTTGAGTCGGAACCCATCGTTAAGCTGCTGCAGGAAAATGCCTATCGCGAGCTAATCCTGCGCCAGCGTATTAACGAGGCGGCGCAGGCCGTCATGGTAGCGTATGCGCTGGATGGGGATCTTGACCAGCTCGGCGCAAACAATGGCGTAACCCGCCTGACGATTAACCCTGCCGATGATACAGCCATGCCGCCGACCGCCGCCGTGATGGAAAGTAACGACGATTTCCGGCTGCGCATCGCCTCCGCCTTTGAGGGGCTGAGCGTGGCCGGGCCGACCGGTGCATATGAGTATCACGCCAGAAGCGCAGACGGCCGCGTAGCCGATGCATCAGCCATCAGCCCGTCGCCTGCAGTGGTCACGGTGACAGTGCTCGCGCGTGAGGGCAACGGCGTGGCGGGCGACGATTTGCTGGCCGTGGTTAACGCTGCGCTCAATGACGAAGACGTGCGCCCGGTTGCCGACCGGGTGAGCGTGCAGCCAGCGAAGATTGTGAATTATGAAATCGTGGCCGAGCTGTACCTCTATCCGGGGCCGGAGGCGGAGCCAGTCCGCGCCGCCTCTGAGGCAAAGCTCGCCGCCTTTGTCAGCGCGCAGAAGCGTCTCGGCCGCGACATTCGTCTGTCTGCGCTTTATGCCGCCATGCACGTTGAGGGCGTGCAGCGCGTCAACCTTATCAAGCCTTCTGCTGACGTGGTGCTCGACAAAACGCAGGCCGCTTACTGCACGGGCTACACGCTGACCGTGGGAGGCTCGGATGAGTGACCGCCTGTTGCCGACCGGCTCGTCAGTGCTTGAGATTGCTGCCGCTGAGGTGCTGGCAACCCCTGGCGCTATGAATGTGCCACTGCGCCAGTTATGGAATCCGTACACATGCCCGGCGGTGCTTCTGCCCTATCTGGCGTGGGCGTGGTCGGTTGACCGCTGGGATTCGGCCTGGCCTGAATCGACAAAGCGCGCCGTTGTTGCCGCCTCGCAGTACGTGCACCGGCACAAGGGCACGATAGGCGCTATCCGCCGCGTCGTTGAGCCGCTGGGCTATCTCATCAAAATAATCGAGTGGTGGAAAATCGGCGAAACGCCTGGCACGTTCCGGCTGGACGTGGGCGTACTCGATACCGGCATTACCGAGGAAATGTATAACGAGCTGGAGCGCCTGATAGCCGATGCGAAGCCATGCAGCCGTCACCTTATCGGCCTGTCTATCAATCTTGACGCGAACGGCGCGCTGCCGGTTGCCGTTGCCAGCTACAGCGGCGACGAGCTGACCGTTTATCCCTATACCCCTGAACTTATCAGCGTCGGCGGGCCGGGTTATTCCGGCGTGGCGGTGCATCTTATTGACCTGACGGAAGTGAGCGCATGACGACAAAATATTTTGCCCTGCTGACCAATCAGGGCGCGGCGAAGCTGGCGAACGCCGCTGCACTCGGCACAAAAGTGAATATCACATCATTGGGAGTTGGGGACGGTGGCGGCACGCTGCCGACGCCTGACGCGGCGCAGACTAAGCTCATCGCGGAGAAGCGCCGGGCGCAGCTTAATTCGCTGACCGTAGACGCGGCAAACAGCAGCCAGATTATCGCTGAGCAGATTATCCCGGAAAGCATGGGCGGGTTCTGGATCCGCGAGATTGGCCTCTATGACGCCGACGGCGTGCTGATTGCCGTTGCTAATTGCCCGGAAACCTATAAGCCGCAACTGGCTGAAGGCAGCGGGCGCACGCAGACCGTGCGCATGATTTTAATCGTGAACAGCACAACGGCCGTCACGCTGAAGATTGATCCGTCAGTCGTGCTGGCGACGCGCAAGTATGTTGATGACGCTGTGATCGAGGTGAAAGCCTACGCTGACAGCGTAATGAAAACTCACACCGATGCTAAAAACCCACACAGCCAGTACCTGCAGATCGCAAATGCCCTGTCAGAAATTAAAGACGCCGGGCTGATTGCTGACGTTCTCAAAAACCTCGGTTTAGGAGAGGGTGCGCCCGTTATCGGTTCACCTTTCGCCTGGCCTCACGCAAAAATGCCTAATGAACTCTTTCCCTCAATGGCTGGCATGGTCTTTCTGAAAAGTAACGGGGCGAGTTTTAGCGGCACTCTATACCCAAAGCTGGCGCTGGCTTATCCGGGGCTGAAGCTGAATGATTTGCGTGGCGAGTTTATTCGTGGCTGGGATGACGGGCGAGGCATTGATACAGGCCGCGCTTTAGGTTCCACGCAGGTTTCAACTGGCTTGCGAACGGCAGCGGTGGATTACCCCGGTATTGATGCAACAACATCAGGCGCAACTGTAGGCACGGCATTTAACCAGCCTGACTCAGTCACAAAGGTACAGCCCGGCGATGCGAAAGCACCTGATAACGGAGCTTTGGGCGCGGTACTCAGCGACAATTCAATCCAGGCTATTCAATTGCAGGCTGGCATTCAGGGCGGTTCCGCATGGATTACAACACGTCCGCGCAACGTCGCATTTAACTACATCGTGAGGGCTGCATAATGGCTAGGGTAATGCTTGATAAGAATGGCCTGGCAAAATCGGCCGGCACATTGACGGTTTATAATTTTGATGCAGTAAGCGGCGAGTTTACCGGATCCAGCGATGAGTATCTGGCGCAGGGTGTTGGCCTGCCCGCTAATGCTTGCACTGCTGTGCCGCCAGTAACTGAAGGAACTCATGCAGCACTTTATATTGATGGTAGCTGGCAGATCGTTGCCGATCATCGCGGGGAAACGGTTTATTCCACCGCTGACGGTATGGCGCAGTTGGTTACCACATTAGGGGACTATCCCGCCGGGACGACGAAGCTCGCCCCGGCAACAGGCTTTGATAAATGGGACGGTAACAAGTGGGTGACGGATACCGAGACCCAGCGCGCTGGATTGATACAGGTGGCAGAGAGAGAAAAAATAGCGCGAATCAGTGAAGCCAACAACACCACGCAGGCATGGCAGACGCAACTCAGACTTAATATGATAACCGATGAGGATAAGGCTTCGCTGACCGAGTGGATGAAGTATGTACAGATTCTACAGGCCATTGAAACGGATAAGATAAATATTATATGGCCGGAAAAACCTCTTTAAAATTTAGGGTATACATCTGATATCCCATTTATATCAAACCGCCTTACTGATGTTTACAGTTAAGGCGGATCTTAAAAATTTAAAGGGGAACTTGATTTTTTTTCTTTAAATAGCCTGATAATTTTCTTAAAAGGGGCGATGGGTTTTTCCCAAATGCTCCAAGTGATTTGTTATTATAATAATGCAGACCATCTTTTAGAAGATATGATTTTATATCGATTCCATTAACTAATATTTTCTCGCCAATGAAGAATTTAACGTCCGTGTAATTGTCCCGATTGATTTCTGAAGACGGGTGCTGCGAGTCTCCAATAGAAAGATGTTCTAACATAGAGTACCGATAGAGTAATAGCTGAAAGCTTCCTTGATCGCAGACATTTTTCAAACCATTAAGGAAGAGTAATGACAGTTCATCAGTTGACAACTGCGCCCTCAATATTCTTGAATAAGATATTTTATCTTCTAGGTCGAGGTTGGAACAATCAATGATCTTTAATACCCTATACAAAGTTCGGAAATAGTGCCCTAAATATTGATTATTATTCTTATTGAAGTTTGTATATCTCGTTTTCGCACTATCGAGCGATGAACTTATGGCTTTGAATTTTCTTTCATCTGGAGCAGTAAGAGGTGATGAATTTTCAAATATTTTTTTGGTTAAAAAGTGATCCTCAATAATTTGTTCAAAGCATTCCTCCCCTTCAAATCCTTTATACTTTAGCTTGCTCCTTGTGGTTACGAATAGTGTAAGCATATTAAAGAAAGTCCCTTCAAAGTTAAGCTTCTTAGACTCATGGGATTGTTTCAGCTGCAAATAAACAGTAAAAAGAACTGCGGTGAAAGTGATGAATGCCAGTATTGGGTTGCTAATCCCACCAAAGTAATCACCAAGCGTTCCATATGCGCCAATTTTGCCTGAGGATAATTTTGCGTGAGCTTTAAGGTAAAATGCTATCAAGGCCAAAAGAATTATTGATAATATAATCAAGAACCATATTGGTTTTAGGTCTTTTCTTGCACTCATACATTTCCTTTTAAAGGTTGGATTTAATTTTGGTGGGTAGATAGATTAAACGTTGTCTGTTCATCTGTCAGCAAAATCAAAATAAATGCTGTGGCCTGCTATAAAAGGCAATCTGAACACACCCTCAAAACGGAGTGCATCAGATGTCTGATTATCATCATGGTGTCCGCGTCGTCGAACTCAACGACGGCACGCGCACCATTACAACCGTATCAACCGCAATCGTCGGCATGGTCTGCACCGCGCAGGACGCTGACGCGGCAACCTTTCCGCTTAATACGCCGGTACTTATCACCAACGTGCAGGCCGCTGTCGGTAAGGCCGGTAAAAAAGGCACGCTGGCCGCTGCGCTGCAGGCCATCGCTGACCAGTCAAAACCGGTGACTGTCGTCGTGCGCGTCGCTGAAGGAGCCGATGAGGCCGAAACCACGTCCAATATCATCGGCGGCACGGATGAAAACGGCCAGTATACCGGCATGAAAGCGCTGCTCGCCGCGCAGACCCAGCTCGACGTTAAGCCGCGTATTCTCGGCGTGCCGGGGCTGGATTCAATGGCGGTGGCAACTGCACTTGCGGGCATCGCGCAGCAGCTGCGCGCCTTTGCCTACGTCTCAGCGTGGGAATGTAAAACCATTTCCGAAGCCCGCCTTTACCGCCAGAACTTCAGCCAGCGTGAGCTGATGGTTATCTGGCCCGATTTCATTGCATGGAACACCGCGACCAGTAAATCCGATACCGCTTTTGCGACTGCCCGCGCGCTGGGCCTGCGCGCCAGAATCGACAACGACACTGGCTGGCATAAAACCCTGTCTAACGTCGGCGTCAATGGCGTGACCGGTATTTCTGCGTCGGTGTTCTGGGATCTGCAGCAGACCGGCACTGACGCCGACCTGCTCAACGAGGCAGACGTCACCACGCTGATTCGTAAAGACGGTTTCCGCTTCTGGGGCAACCGCACCTGCAGCGATGACCCGCTATTTCAGTTTGAGAACTACAGCCGCACCGCGCAGGTGCTGGCCGACACGATGGCCGAGGCGCACATGTGGGCGGTTGATAAGCCGCTGACGCCGGTTCTGGTGCGCGAGATTATCGCGGGAATCAATGCGAAGTTCCGCGAGCTGGTCAGCGCCGGTTATCTGCTGGGCGCGTCGGCCTGGTATGACGAAAGCGCCAACGATAAAGACAGTCTGAAAGCGGGCAAACTCTTTATCGATTACGACTATACGCCGGTTCCGCCGCTGGAAGACCTGACGCTGCGCCAGCGCATTTCCGACAAATATCTGGCGAACTTCGCCGCATCCGTAAACAGCTGAGGAGCCGGATAAATGGCACTGCCACGCAAATTAAAGGGCATGAACCTTTTCAATAACGCCAACAGCTATCAGGGCGTTGTCACCGCCGTGACCCTGCCTAAGCTGGCGCGCAAGCTCGACCCGTTCCGCGCGGGCGGCATGAGCGGCGCGGCCTTCATTGATAATGGTCTGGAAGATGACGCGCTCGATGTTGAATGGAGCATCGGCGGTATTGATGAGCTGGTACTCACGCAGTGGGGTGCGTCTGATATTCCCCTGCGCTTTACCGGCTCTTACCAGCGCGACGATACCGGCGAGGAAATCGCGGTAGAGATTGAGGTGCGCGGTAAGCATCAGTCGTTTGATTTCGGCGAAGCCAAACAGGGCGAAGACACCGAAACCAAAATCACCAGTAAAAATACCTATTACAAGCTGACCTTTAACGGCAAAGAGCTGATCGAAATCGACACCATCAACATGGTGGAGAAGGTTAACGGCGTTGACCGCCTTGAACAGCGCCGTAAAAACCTCGGCCTGGTATAAACCCTGACGCCAGCGCCCGCCGCTGGCTTCAACTGACTACAGTGAACAGAGAATAATCATGGAAAAGAAAGATAACGTTGTTGAGTTTGAAACCCCGTTGCTGCGCGGCGAAACCGAAATCAAAAGCGTTGAGCTGATTAAGCCAACGGCCGGAAGCCTGCGCGGCGTGCGCCTGGCCGATCTGTGTCAGTCGGATGTTGACTCCCTGCTGACCGTGCTGCCCCGCATTACCCTGCCAGCGCTGACAAAGGCCGAATGCAATGCCCTTGATCCAGTAGACCTGATTGCGCTGGGCGGAAAGGTGATCGGTTTTTTGCAGTCGAAGTCGGACGAATAGACTGGCCGCGCGGCCTGACGGTTAATGACCTGATGGCCGACATTGCCACGATATTTCACTGGCAACCTTCCGAGATGTACGACATGCCGCTGGCCGAGCTGATGGACTGGCGGCATAAAGCCTTTATCCGCAGCGGAGCAACCCCGGATGAGCAATAACCTCAAGGTG